GCAAGCTCATGATGCCTGAGTTCATCGTTGGTAAGCATCATAGGATACTTGCTGACATGTTAATGGGCATCGAGAAGGGGGAAAAGGACCGTGTTTGCGTGAATATACCCCCCAGACACGGCAAATCACAGCTCGTTTCTATCTTCTACCCCGCATGGTTTTTGGGCAGAAATCCCGACAAAAAGGTCATGATGGTGTCCCACACCACTGATTTAGCGGTGGACTTTGGACGTAAAGTACGTAACTTAATAGCAACAGATGCTTATCAATCAGTATTTCCTACAGTAAAACTAGCACAGGATAGCAAGTCAGCAGGTAGATGGAACACTAACGTCGGAGGAGAATATTATGCGTGTGGTATTGGTAGCGCTCTTGCTGGTCGGGGTGCTGACCTCTTGCTCGTTGACGATCCCCATTCTGAACAAGACGTTATTAATGGAAACTTTGAAGTGTTCGCCAAAGCCTACGAATGGTTTACCTTCGGAGCGCGTACTCGTCTCATGCCGGGTGGCAGAGTGGCGATAATTCAAACACGTTGGCATATGGATGACCTGACTGGACGTGTGACAAACGACATGGCTAAGAACGACCGCTCGGATCAATACGAGGTTGTCGAATTCCCTGCTATACTTGAAATACAAAACAAGAAAACAAAACGCTACGTAGAGAAACCACTGTGGCCTGAGTTCTTTGACCTTGAGGCACTGCTACGCACCAAGGCGTCAATGCCAGCGTTTCAGTGGAACGCACAATACCAACAGCAACCGACCGCCGAAGAAGCGTCGATTGTTAAGCGAGAGTGGTGGAACCTGTGGGAACAGGATAACCCGCCGTCGTCTGAATATCTTATCATGTCTTTGGACGCAGCGGCAGAAACACACAACCGCGCTGACTATACAGCACTCACTACTTGGGGTGTTTTCTTCAACGAAGATACGAATGCGTACAATATTATATTGTTGAATAGTATAAAAAAGCGTATGGAGTTTCCAGAACTTAAACAACTGGCTATGGAGGAGTACGCTGAGTGGGAGCCTGATGCGTTCATTGTGGAGAAGAAAAGCGCAGGTACCGCGCTGTATCAAGAGATGCGGCGTATGGGATTACCAGTGTCGGAGTACACCCCACACAGAGGATCAGGTGATAAGTTAGCACGACTTAACTCCGTTGCAGATATTGTTGCATCGGGTATTTGCTGGGCACCCCCTACCAGATGGGCAGAAGAAGTGATAGAAGAGATTGCCGGATTCCCTTTTATGAGTCATGATGACTTAGTGGACTCAACGGTGATGGCGCTTATGCGGTTTAGGCAGGGCGGGTTTATTCGACTACCTACTGACGAGCCAGAAGAGCAACAATACTTCCGCCAACGTCGTGGTGGGTTTTACTGAGAGGCTAGATTATGGCGATAGAAAAAGGGTTATATTCAGCCCCAGAGGGTTTGGATAAGGAACTAGAAGAAGGTTTGGAAGGTGTCGAAGGTATGGACACTGCTGAGCTAGAGATAGAGATCGTTGATCCTGAAGCGGTCACTTTGTCTGATGGCAGTATGGAGATCACACTGATTCCCGACTTAAACGAGTCTGACCTCATGGGGTTTGATGCTAACTTGGCAGAGGCGCTGGAAGACGGCGACTTGCAAGAACTATCCAGTGAGTTGATTGGACTTGTTGAAGCAGACATTGAAAGCCGAAAAGATTGGGCGGATACGTTTGTTAAGGGACTAGATACTCTAGGGCTGAAGTACGAAGAGCGTACTGACCCGTGGGATGGTGCCTGTGGCGTGTACTCTACTGTGTTAGCAGAAGCTGCGATACGGTTCCAAGCAGAGACAATGAGCGAGACTTTTCCCGCCGCTGGTCCTGTCAAGGTTAAAATCCTTGGGGAAGAAACACAAGAAAAGATTGAAGCGGCTGAACGTGTAAAGTCTGACATGAACTATGAGCTTACTGAGCGCATGGTCGAGTACAGACCAGAACACGAGCGGATGCTCTATAGCCTAGGACTCGCAGGATCGGCGTTTAAGAAGGTTTACTTTGATCCTAACCTAGGACGCCAGATGGCGGTCTACATCCCAGCAGAAGACGTTATTGTGCCTTACGGTGCGTCTACGATTGAGCAGGCCGAACGTGTCTCGCATATCATGCGCAAGACTAAGAACGAGCTACGTAAGCTACAGGCCGCTGGATTCTACCGTGACGTAGAGCTAGGAGACCCCGAGCCGTTCCACACAGATATTGAAGAGAAGAAAGCCGAAGATGATGGTTTCTCTATCTCTGACGATAGTCGTTTTGCAATCTACGAGATTCATGCTGACCTAATCATTGACGGTATTGACGAAGATGATGAGGGTATAGCGAAACCCTACGTTGTTACGATTGAACGTGGCACTGGAGAAGTCCTTGCTATACGCCGTAACTGGAACGAAGAAGATGAGCTAATGCTCAAGCGCCAGCACTTTGTACACTATGTATATGTGCCGGGATTTGGCTTTTACGGCCTTGGCCTAATTCATATCATTGGTGGGTATGCGAAGGCTGGGACATCCTTGATACGTCAGCTAGTTGATGCTGGTACCCTATCGAATCTCCCCGGTGGGTTGAAGTCTCGCGGGCTACGTATCAAGGGTGATGACTCTCCAATCGAACCGGGTGAGTTTAAAGATGTAGATGTACCGTCCGGTAGTATCCGCGACAACATCATGCCGCTACCCTACAAAGAACCTAGTCAGACTCTTCTCGCTCTGCTAAACCAGATTACGACTGAAGGTCGTCGATTGGGCGCTATTAGTGACATGAACATTTCAGACATGTCAGCCAATGCTCCTGTGGGTACTACGCTAGCTCTCTTAGAGCGTACGTTGAAGCCGATGGCAGCAGTTCAAGCTCGTGTTCACTACACCATGAAGCAGGAGTTTAAACTCCTTAAAGCGATCATGTCAGAGCACGCACCGGAGGATTATGACTACATCCCCATGCGAGGCGAAGTAAGCGCACGGCAGTTAGATTATATGATGGTGGATGTAATTCCTGTCAGTGATCCTAATAGTTCTACAATGGCTCAGCGTGTCGTACAGTACCAAGCTGTGCTACAGATGGCTCAGCAAGCGCCTCAGATATACGACCTACCACAACTACATCGCCAGATGATTGAGGTGTTAGGTGTGAAGAACGCAGACAAACTTGTTCCCACAAGAGAAGATTCCAAGCCCGCCGATCCAGTCAGCGAGAACATGGATGCTCTGGTTGGCAAGCCGATACGAGCGTTTATCTACCAAGACCATCAGGCTCACATTGCGACCCACACGTCGTTTATGCAAGACCCACAGGTTGCTCAGATGATCGGACAGAACCCACAAGCACAGCAGATTATGGCGTCATTACAAGCGCACATTGCAGAGCACCTTGGGTTCCAGTATCGCCAGCAGATTGAAGAGAAGTTGGGAGCACCGCTACCACCTCCGGGTCAGGAGTTACCAGAGCAGATCGAAGTGGATTTGTCACGTCTGGTAGCAGAGGCAGGGGCGCAACTTATGCAGGGGCATCAGCAAGAAGCCGCGCAGAAGCAAGCGCAACAGCAGCAGCAAGACCCTATCTTCCAGCAGAAACAAGCCGAGCTACAGCTCAAAGGGCAGGAAGTACAGCGCAAGGCCGCAAAGGATCAACAAGAAGCACAGATGAAACAGGCCGAATTGCAGCTTAAAGCTCAGAAGAATCAGGTTGATGCGCTCTTCGATGCGGAGAAGCTGAAGTTGGATAAACAAGAATTAGAACTAGACGCTAAGAAAGAAGGCGTTCGCGTGGCGGCAAATCGTCGCCAAGAAAACAACAAGCTCGATTTGGAGCTTGCGAGGATGATGGCTGACAAGCCTAAACGAGGTGAATAATGGCTAAAACCGTCTTTGACGTGCTTAAACAAAAACTCGACGAAGATATTTCGTCTGCAACTAGTTTTCTTGCTGGGGGGTCTGCTAAAGACTTCGCAGGATACAAGGAGATTGTTGGCTTAGTTCGGGGTCTCGAAGCCAGCAAGCAACACATTGAGGACCTCTCGCGTAATTATATGGATGATCAAGATGAATAACACTCAGACTATTGAAGTACCTGATGCACTAAAAGCTAAGATGGCAGCAGAAGCAGCAGAAGCTGAACCTATTGCCGAAACTAGTAAACGTGAAGTCAGCGACGAGGAATGGGAAGCACAAATGCCCAAACCTTCTGGCTACCGTTTGTTAATAGCCCTACCCGATGTCGAAGAATATTACCAAGGCAGTACCCTGCTTAAAACAACTGACCAGATGCACAAAGAGTACATCATGTCGATTATGGGTATTGTTATAGATATGGGGGCAGACGCCTATTCAGACAAAGACCGTTTCCCTGAAGGCCCTTGGTGTAAAGAAGGGGACTATGTGATGTTTCGTATGAACACAGGCACACGGTTCAAAGTTAATGGGAAAGAATTTAGATTAATGAACGATGATTCTGTGGAAGCTGTAATCCCTGATCCTCGTGGCATTATGGCTGTATAGGAGAAAAATTATGCCTTTTCAAAAAGTAGAATACGAGTTTCCTGATGAGGAAACAAAAGAAAAACAGGACATCGAAGTGGAGGGTTCCAGTGCTATCGAAGTGGACATTGGAGGCAAGAAAGCTAAAGCCGAGGCTGAGAAACCTGAGCCTGTCGTTGAAAGTGAAGTGGATACTGATGACGGCGAATATGAGATTGAAGTGGTTGACGATACGCCCAAGGCTGATCGCAACCGTAAGCCGTCTGATCCCCCAGAAGACGTTACTGAAGACGAGTTGGAAGACTATTCGGAGAAAGTCCGTAAGCGCATACAACACTTCAGTAAGGGCTATCACGACGAGCGCCGTGCTAAAGAAGCGGCCTTTCGGGAACGTGAAGAGTTGGAGAGACTATCTCAACAACTTGTGGAAGAGAATAAGAAACTCAAGTCCAATGTAAACAAGAACCAAACAGCTTTGCTTGAACAAGCTAAGCGAAGTGCAGTATCTGAGTTAGAATCTGCTAAAAAGCAGTATAAAGAGGCGTATGAAGCCGGAGACTCAGACGGCGTTCTTTCTGCACAAGAAAACCTAACAAATGCCAAGATTAAGGCCGATAGGTTAAATAATTTCAAGTTACCAGCTTTACAAGAAGATGAAACTAATGTAAAAATGGTACCTGAAACCACCCCACCGCCAGTGGAGGTTGATAAACGAGCACAAGCGTGGCAAGACGCGAATAGCTGGTTCAACCAAGACGTAGAGATGACAAGTTACGCGCTGGGGTTGCATAATAAACTTGTCAACGAGGGCGTTAGCCCTCAGAGTGATGACTACTACGAGAGAATTGATTCTCGTATGCGACAGT